TACCATTCTTATAAGCTGCTGTTGCTGTTGTAGTACCACCTGGTGTTAATACACCTGCTCCACCAACTACTGCATTAGATAAAGCAAATGTTGATGAAGTACCAGTTACTGTAAAATCAGTACCGATAAGTGTGTTAAAATCGTTAGCATAAACAGAGCTACCTAAAGTAGGGTTACTTGCAGTATGAAACGGATCTGGAAATGGAAATGAGTAAAGTGTTTCGCCTGAAATAGCTGTTGACACTCCACTTGTAAATCTAGTTGGGTTTGACATTGTTAAATCTCCTTTGACGTTGCTTAGCAACGCTTAATTAAAAGCGTCATTAGAGCGTTAATATAATTTAGTTCTTTTTAGGTTGGTCCTTAGGTTCAGGTCTTTTACCTTTTAACTTTTCTTGTTCGTATGACATTTGAGTCTCCTATTAAGAGCTGGGGAGGGACTTTATCCCCTCCCACCACTCAGTGACGTCCTGATTAAGGACCGTTAACACCCCAGATTGCTCTAGGATCTGACCAGCCGAAGCTGTAACGTTCATAACCTTTTGCCTTAGCATTCATAGTATCGAAGTCATTGTCTTGGTCAAATTGCATACCAACACGTTCATAGTACTTCATACCTGTTTTGCCAGGAATTGTGTTACGGATAAACCAAGCATTTGGTGCTGTTAAGTAATGGTTAACTTTGAAACCACCTGGCATATAATTGCCAGATTTAATCACGTTAATATCATTATTAGCATTACCAGTTTGGTATGATGAATGTAAAATGCGTTGAGCATTGAACACTTGTTGACGTGGAATAATCAATGTCTTAGGCATAATATTGATTAATAAACCACGATCGTTTTGTAGACCCATAATCGCAATGATAGCATCTTCTAGAGCTGCTTCAGAAAGATCAACATCAACTGTTGGTCGGTTATACCATGTACCACCTGATGTATTTGGGTGTGCTGTATTAGCTAATGATACTGCATCGCCACCAGCGTATGTATTGCTGAAAGCTCTGTTGTATACGTTAGCTGCAACGTTTTCTTTAGTTTGTCTGAAAGACATAGCTAAAGCTGCCGCACGTTTACGTGATACTTGTTCATACAAATTGTCATCTAACTCTTCTTTAGTTACAATGTAACCAAGAGCGTAAGCAACGTGTGTGTAACGTGTTGTGAAGCCTTGTACTTCTGAATCGTACTGAACGCCAGCACCTTCAGATTTAACTGGAGCTAAACCGAAACCAGTTAGTTGTACATCTTCTTCATAGTTTTGAGATGAAGTTTCTGAATCGAAAAGATCTGTATATTCTACAGCATGCTCATCATAAACTTGACCCCACCATTGTTTAATCCCAGGCCAGAGGGCCTTAGGATGACTTGCTGTGGTAATTAAACCCGCCATTTTATTTCTCCTTAGTTATTAAACGCCAGTACGGCCAGTTGCTTGACCGATGTAAGCATGAACGTTCCAACGAACTACTAGTTCACAATAAGCACCTAACGCATTGTCAGGACGTGAATTAATACCCACGATCTGTAATGGTAAGCTGTTTGTTGTTGCTGGACCAGTTGCTACTGTATTAGAGAATGGAGCACCATTTCCTAATGTAGTTTGGTTAGCTGTAATAGTTAAATTGACGTTATTGTTTAAGTTGCTTGAAGCCCAAACAGTTGAATCACCTTGAACAGTGAAATAAGCCATTGGGTCTGTTGAAACGTAAACATAGTGTAGACCAGAGTTTACTGGAAGGTAAGTTTTCTCTAAAGCGAGAGAGTTACCAACTAATGAAGCTGAAGGGTCTGCTACACGAATACCTACAATAACACCTACTGGTAATGAAGCGGTTGCTACTGTACCTGACCATTTAGTTACGTAAGGTGTGCCTAAAGCATCACCACCTGCTGCTGCCATAACGATATCACCGATAGCATAAGAGTTTGAAGCATCGTTCGCAACTGCGAATAATGTAGCTCCTGCTGACCATGGTGAACCGTCAGTGTTTTGTACTGGGCTTAGGCCCTTAGGACGATTGATGTTCGCCATTTAAAAACTCCTTTGGTTGTTATTTAAGTTTTATAATTGATGCCTTCACGAGGTGCATAGAAGCCCTCTGCTGAAGAACCATCTTTAGTATTTCTACCTTTACGAATAGCATCATCAATTAAATTGTTTTTAGCTTGTAGTACTGCTTGATCTTCATCATACCACTCTTGCTTAATCTTCATCAAGTAGCAATATAAAGGACCACCATCGGCAGTTCTTCCTACTAGCCATCTTACCTTATCTCCTAGATCAGTGTTACGAGACACTACGTTCTCTTTAACACCACCTACTTCCTCTGGTGAAACAAACTCATAACCACCGTCAATAGCATCTGCAATTCTACCATTTTCGTCATTAAAACCATGTAGGTGATAACCATCAATAGTATGACTTACAGTTAGCTTTCCTTGTGTTCCATTGAACAAGTTTCTTTTACGTTCCTGTGAAGGACGTTCAGAATTGTTACGAACTTGTTTTTCTAATACTTTCTCTTTTTTATCTTCTGGTGTGTCTGCTATTGCCATAATTTTCTCCTTTTATTCCCAGTCGTACAAGTCTACATATTCTTGCTTAGATTTGAATAAGCCTTGCTTAACAAATTTGTCGCAAGCCGCTTTTGCTTCTGATGGTAAGTTATCATAAGTCTTCTTACCACTTCCGCCCCCAGCCCTTACATTTCCTGTTGAATCAACAGCACTGCCCCTTTGTTTCTTTCCTAGAGATGTTTTCTCTGGAAAATATTGAGCAATACGTTCATCCAACTTGTCTAAAAATGCACGACCAGTTAGTTGAGGGAATTGCTTTCTTATAGAAGCACCCAAACCATTTGACACATCTGTCATTTCCTCATTACCAGATTGACCAAACCATGTATTGCGTTCTAGCCATGCTGATATTTCAGGATCAGTTTGTACTGTGGGTGTAGATGGAGGAGCTTTCGCTTCTTCCTTTGCTTCCCGTTGTGCTTCTTTTAGTTCGTCAATACGATCATCTAGGTCTACTACTAGATCTCCATTGCCCTCAGCTATCGCTTCTTTTTTCTGAGTCTTTAATGTTGCTAGTTCTGTTTCAAGCTCTGCTTTCTTTTTATCAAAGGCATCTTTTTGAAACTTCTTAAATTCTTCAACTGATGTTTTAATTTCATCAATCTCACGAACTTTATCATCTAGCTTTTTCATTAAAAGTTCATTGTTCTTACGAAGAATAGGATTGATTTCCTTACCACGTTTTACAAATGCTTCAGCATCTACCCAATCTGTATCAGAACCTCTAAACTCTTCTTTAGGAACCCAGCCAAATAAACGAGCTTCTTTTTCTACAGTATTATCTGCAGGAACTTCGTTACTTGAATCTTGTACGTTTTGTTCTTCGCTCATATTTACTCCCTCTCGTGTGTGGCGACTACGTCTAAATCATTAATGATTCTATACTCTTGTTTATCTTTAGTTTCATTCTCTCTATAGATAAGTCCTGAGTATTTACCAAAAGTAATGAAGTCTCCAACTTTACACCAAGCATCTTTCTGATCAGCATAAGCAGTTGTACCCATCGCTACTACTGTACCTCGGATTTGAGCTAACTGCTCTCTATCCTTTTGACTACCTACATGGACTATAATACCGCTTTCAGTTGTTTCTTCTACTGATTGTGGTAACACTAACAGTCTATGACCAACAGGATTAATCCCACTAGTATTTATTGTCATCTCTTGCTCCTTCTACTAAGTCTTCATATCCAATATTTAGAATATTTAAAACTGCACTGCATCTACCTTTTGCTTCTTGTTCGTTTTCTATGTGACCCCTAACAAGTTGTTCTTTTAAGAACTCTCTGTCGTTATTTAGGGCCTTGAACAGGCATTTCGTTGCTGGATGGACTAGCCAATCCTGATACTCCTCCTGCGTTAGTACTATTGCCATCTTTTTCTCCCATTGATTCTTGCATTAACTCAATAGAACGTAAGATACCGTCTTGATGTGCTTTAGCTGCTCCTATTTGTGCTTCTAATAGGGCAATACGATGGCCTTCCCTAACTCCTCCAGCCTCTTCTATTGCTTTAATAGCGTCAGCTTCAAGTTTCATTATCTTAGCTCTGCTTACTTCAGCTTCTAAGGCAAGTTTACTCATAGCAATTTTATATTTCATTTGCTCTGCAGTTTGTTTACCTTGGGCTCT